TGAACCGATGCAACGCACCGTCTATCTGTATGTAATCCGGTGGCTCAAGCCCTGCGCGGATGATTGCATCGCGTAGTTGATTCTCAGGTGTATCAAAGGTTTGCGTTGGTGGAGACCATGCGCCGCCAAGGATGTTAGTTAAGTCCGCCATTCTATGTACTCATCGGGTGAAAAAGTGTTGACATGATACGCTTCAACAAGCACAATACAACCACTCCCGATACTCAACGGGCGGGAGTAACCGCTAACGCCGGTGCCAGAATAAAGACTCTGGGAGTGTCGCCGGTGTTAGCATTTAATTCGGGCCTAGCAAATGCGAACCCCGCGTGATCTGGAGTAATTTCTTGGCAGAAACCAGATCACGCGGGAAGCGTAAGCCCAAAACGTAAGCCGACCGCGTAAGTGTCGGCAACTTACGCTACAACCAGCATTGTGCTGACCGTAGCAAAAACGAGGATTTAATTATGCAAATTGCATATGAAGCGAGTGTTTTCACGCCAGCTGGCTGGCGGTCTGTCACCATCACCGCGTTGGCTGAGAAAATCAGCGCGGGAATGGCGTCTGTTTTGTCAGTCATTGCAATCGACGGCGAAAAGCCCGTCGGTTACCCGTCACGCACTGGCGCTAAACGCCAGCAATATCACGCCGCCGGAATAGCGGCGCGTGAAGTAGGAAAGCGCAAGCGCATTAGCGCGTGCGTTGTGGAGGTTGAATAACATGGCTATTCAACTAAAGCGAACCGACGGCCTAAGCGCCAACGGTGTAAAAATGCTCGTGTACGGCGCAAGCGGTGCGGGCAAAACCACGTCTATTGCAACACTACCCGCGCCGATTATCCTTTCGGCTGAGGGTGGATTGTTGTCTCTTGCTGGCGCTGATATTCCGTTCATCGAAATATCTTCAATGTCAGATTTGATGGAAGCCTACACATGGCTTACCACCTCATCTGAAGCCAGCGGTTTTGAATCGGTTGCGCTGGACAGCATTTCTGAGATTGCCGAGGTGTGCCTTAACACGGAAAAAAAGGCTACCAAAGATCCGCGCCAAGCTTATGGCGCGATGCAGGAACAGATGACGGATTTAATCCGTGCATTCCGCGACCTGCCTGGCAAGCACGTTTTAATGACCGCCAAAGTTGAAAAGTCTCAGGATGAGATGGGACGCATGCTATACGCTCCGTCTATGCCTGGTCAGAAGTTAGGGCAACAACTTCCCTATTTCTTCGACGAAGTGCTGGCGCTGCGTGCTGAGCGCGACGCTGACGGGAATACACAGCGGGCGTTCATGTGCGATTCTGACGGCATGTGGACGGCTAAGGATAGATCAGGCCGTCTTGAAGCTTGGGAAGCGCCCAACTTAAACGACATTATCAATAAAATAGGTGGGAAATGAGCATTGAAAAACTGAGCCAGGAATGGCTCATCGCTAAGGCATCAGAGAAAGCGGCGACTCAGAAAAGACGCGCCATAGAGGATGATCTTGCTAAAGCCATGCGTATTCAGGAGGACGAAGAAGGAACCGTAACGCACAAGGAAGGCATTATCATCATTAAGGCGGTTTGCAGGATGAACCGCAAGATTGACGACGAACGGTTGCTTGAGATTGCCGCAGAGCATGGCTTGGCGGATCATCTTGCTACGCTGTTCAGGTGGAAGCCTGAATTATCCATGACGGCATGGAAAGCCGCTGACCACACCATAACCGATCCCCTTTTGGATGCCATTACAACCACGCCAGGGCGTCCGTCTTTTACAATCACTATAAAGGAATAAAACCATGTTACTTGATGAATCATTTGACCTTGAAAGTCTGCCCACTAGCCAACCATCATTCGAGCCGCTTCCGGCTGGTTGGTATATGGCGTCTATCAACAGCGCGGAAATTAGGCCGACAAAATCAGGCGGTAAGATGATTGCGCTTAAGTACGAAGTGCTTGGGCCGACACATTCGGGACGTTTTGTTTTTGGTAACATCAACATACGTAACTCAAATCCGAAAGCCGAGGAAATCGGCCGCCAGCAACTGGGCGACATTATGCGAGCAATCGGTTTGTCACGACTCAGTGACACTGATGACTTTATTGGCGGTAAACTGAGCATTAAGGTACAGGTTACGCAATCTGAGCAATTTGGGCCTGGGAACGATATTAGAGCCTGGAAAGCCATTGAGGGTAGCGCGATACCACGTCCTGCTATGCCAACCAGTGCGCCATCGCAAGCAACCAGCGCATCATCACCGCCTTGGGCAAGAAAGTAACATAATCAACATAGCCAAGGACGGCTTTTATATAGGGTGAGAACATGAAATACGATGAGTTCATACAACAAAAAAGACAACATGAAATCACAATTGGACACGCGCCAATTGCGTTAAACAACAACTTGTTTGATTTTCAAAAATATATTACCGAGTGGGCCGTCAAAAAGGGCCGCGCTGCTATTTTTGCAGATACCGGACTAGGCAAAACAATCATGCAAACGTCGTGGGCCGATGAGGTTGTGCGGCATACAGGGCAACGTGTGTTAATCGTTGCACCATTGTGCATCTCGTTACAAACAGTCAACGAAGCTAATAAATTCGGGATTGACATTCAATACTGTCGAAATCAACAACAAATACAAAAAAATATCATTATCACTAATTATGAAATGCTTGATAATTTTGATATTTCAACTTTTGGCGGAATAGTACTTGATGAATCCAGTATTTTGAAAAGCTACATGGGGAAAACCAAACGGGCATTGATTGAGTTGTGCCAGCCGGTGCCGTACCGATTAGCTTGCACTGCTACACCATCGCCTAACGATTACCTAGAACTTGGCAATCATGCGGAGTTTTTGGGAATCATGCCAAGCAATGAAATGATTATGCGGTTTTTTCAAAACGACACGATGGAAGCCGGAGCGTATGTTTTGAAGCCACACGCGGCTACTAAGTTTTGGGAATGGCTGGCGTCATGGGCAATGTGCATTAGCAATCCGGCTGATTTAGGTTATGACGGAAGCGCTTACAATTTGCCGCCATTGAATCAGGAATTTATTAGAATCAACACGGACGATTTGCCGCCAGCCGAAGGGGAATTGTTTAGAAATGTAACGATCAACGCGACAAGCGTACACAAAGAAGGACGTTTAACGGTTGATAAACGCGCCGTTAAGGTGGCTGAATTGGTCAACAATTCAGATGAATCGTGGCTAGTGTGGTGCAATACAAATTATGAAGCCGATGCGTTGAAAGGTTTGATTCCTGATGCGGTTGACGTGCGCGGATCGGATACTATTGACAAAAAAGAACAATCATTGCAGTCGTTTATTGACGGAAAAACAAGAGTATTGATTACTAAACCGTCAATCGCTGGCATGGGATTAAATTTTCAGCATTGTAGGAATATGGCTTTTGTTGGTTTATCGTACTCTTACGAGAACTATTACCAAGCAATTCGTAGATGCTACAGGTTTGGACAAACTAAAGCAGTTAACAGTTATGTCATGGCCGCTGATTCTGAGAGTTCAATTCTTGCAATTATCAAAGCAAAAGAACAAAAGCATAACGAAATGAAAGAAGCCATGGTTGAGGCCATTGCAAACTATCACAAGAGGGAAACTCAAATGAACGACGTTGCATACTTTGAAACTGTTCAATCAGACAATTGGACTTTGCATCATGGCGATTGCGTTCATGTTGCCAAGATGATTGACAGCAATTCTATTGGGTTTAGCGTGTATTCGCCGCCGTTTTCTAATCTGTATATCTATTCAGATTCAGAATACGACATGGGTAACAGTACCGATGACGGTCAATTTATGGAGCATTACAGCTACCTAGCGGAAGAATTGCACAGGATCACAAAGCCAGGACGTTTAACCGCTATACATTGCAAGGATTTGCCGATGTACAAGGGCCGCGATGGTGCCGCCGGTTTGCGCGACTTTCCTGGTGAAATTATAAAAATGTATGAATCAAAAGGATGGCAATATCATAGCCGCGTGACGATTTGGAAAGATCCTGTTATCGAAATGCAGCGCACCAAAAACCACGGGCTTTTGTACAAGCAGTTGTGCAAAGACTCCAGCGCATCGCGTCAGGGCATGGCTGACTACATAATCGTTATGAGGAAATGGGCAGACGAGGAAGATTGGGAAGCCGTGACGCGAGGCAAAGAACGGTTTTTTGATTACATAGGCTCAAGCTATAACGCGCCACAAACAAAGGACTGGGGACGCGCTCGAAGCGAAACCGAACGACAAAGATTGTATTCGATTGCTGTGTGGCAGCGTTACGCTTCTCCGGTGTGGTTTGACATAGATCAAACCAATGTGCTGAATTACAAATTAGCAAAAGAAAAACATGAAGAACGCCATATCTGCCCATTGCAGTTAGATGTTATTGAGCGGTGTATTGAGTTGTGGTCTAACCCTGGCGATTTGGTATTCTCGCCTTTCACCGGAATTGGTAGCGAGGGTTATGTTGCATTAAACATGGGACGTCAGTTTGTTGGCGCTGAATTGAAGAAATCCTATTTTGACATAGCGTGCAAAAATCTTGATTCAGTGAAGTTAAAAGAAAAACAAGAGGATTTATTTTAATGAAAATACCTGAACCAGAAATCACCTTGGCGGGTTTGATTGACCAGCATCATGCCGATACGCAAGAGCCGCCGCGCTCGCACATGGGTTGCTCAATCTTGGGCCATCCTTGCGACCGCTATTTGTGGCTGTCATTTCGGTGGGCCGTGATTGAAAAATTCGACGGACGCATATTGAGGCTGTTTCGCAGAGGCCAGCTAGAGGAATCAACCATCTTGCAAGACTTGCGAGCCGTTGGCGTCAAAGTTAGCGACCGCCAATCATCGGTTGACTTTGGCTGGCACATTTCAGGAAGCGTGGACGGTGTTATAACCGCTGGCGTGCCGGAAGCGCCGCTAAAATATCACGTTTTGGAGTGCAAGACGCACAGCAAAAAGTCATTTGATGACTTGCAAAAGAATGGCGTAGAAAAATCTAAGCCGCAACATTACATACAAATGCAACTGTATATGCTCGGTTTAAAGATTGACCGAGCGTTGTATTACGCGATATGTAAAGATAATGACGAAATCTATACAGAACGAATGCGACTTGATAAGGAATTGGCACAAAGGTATATAGATCGCGGTGTACGCTTGGTGCAATCTGACCGTATGCCGGAACCAATGAGCGTTGATCCTAGTTGGTATATTTGCAAAATGTGCGCGGCTTATGACTTTTGCCACAAAAGCCACACAACGAAGGAAGTTAATTGTCGGACGTGCTGTCATTCAACCGCAACAGACAAAAGCACCTGGACGTGTGCAAAGCATAATGATTCTGAGATTCCTGTTGAGTTTCAGCGCACAGGTTGCGAGTCGCATTTGCTGCATCCTGACCTTGTGCAATGGAAAATAATAGATCACACCGAAAATGAATTGACGTTTGAAGTTGACGGAAAACCAGTGCGTAACGGTGAGCCTGATGCGTTTGTGTTTTCTAGCAGTGAAATACTCGCGAATCCTAGCGCGTGCGCTAATCCTGACAATACTAGTGAAGCAATGCGCGACGTGTTGAATGGGAGGGTAGTTGGATGAAGGTGTTAGTTGGTTGCGAGTATTCAGGCAAAGTTAGGCAAGCGTTTAGGGATATTGGACACGATGCTTGGTCTTGTGACTTGTTGCCGCCGGATGATGGTTCTGATTATCACATTCAAGGTGATGTTGTGACACTTCTCAATGACGGGTGGGATTTGGCTGTATTTCATCCGCCTTGTACGTATTTATCTGTGTCCGGCATGCACTGGACTACGCGAGGATTGCGCGACCAGCAGCTAACAGAAGATGCACTGATTTTTGTGCAAACCTTGTTAAATGCACCTATACCTAAGATTGCTTTAGAAAATCCTGTGTCTGTTATATCAAGCCGGATTCGCAAACCGGATCAAATTATTCAACCTTGGTGGTTTGGGGATGACGCAAGCAAAAAAACATGTTTATGGTTGAAAAATCTTTTACCGTTACAGCCAACTAACATGCTGCATGGAGACAACAAAACACGTCGGGCCAATCAAACAGCCAGCGGACAAAACAAATTAGCGCCGTCAAAAGACAGGTGGAAAAAGCGTAGTGAAACGTATCAAGGCATAGCAAATGCAATGGCGGAACAATGGGGTGGAGTATGTTAAGGGATTACCAACAACGATCCATAAACCAACTTTATGATTGGTTAAGCCGCAATTCAGGTAATCCCTGTCTGGTCTTGCCGACCGGTGCGGGTAAGAGTCACGTTATAGCCGCGCTATGCAAGGATGCGCTGCAATCATGGCCTGAGACTAGAATTTTGATGCTGACGCACGTTAAGGAATTGATAGAACAGAACGCTCAAAAGATGCGTCAGCACTGGCCTAACGCGCCTATGGGCATATATTCCGCAGGTATGGGGCAGAAGATATTGGGGGAACCCATCACGTTTGCAGGGATTCAATCCATCAGGAAACACGCGGATCAAGTTGGGCATGTTGATTTGGTGATTATAGATGAATGTCATCTTGTAAATCATAACGACGAAGGCGGCTATCGGACATTTCTATCAGACATCTATCGGACAAATCCCAATGTGAGGGTGATAGGATTGACCGCTAGCCCATACAGATTGGGACATGGCTATATTATTGAAAAACCTGCTATTTTTGACGAATTGATTGAACCTGTGACAATTGAAGAGTTGATAAACAA